CCTTTTCTTCAGCTGCTTCATCCGCTGCCTCCAGCTGGTTGTCCTTCTTTCCGACAGGGGTAGAAATCATCCCGGACCGGATTGCATCCTGAATCATCCAATGTGCTGCGATATCATCCGGAATCTCCCCGATATAATCTTTCGGAATCCGGTACGGTGCCCGACCAGGAATCTGAATCAGAAAATTGCGCTTTGAAATAATAAACATCTCTCGTCCTCCTTAAATGCCATCTACATACAGCATGGTATTGTCGTAAAACATCTCGGTTTCAGACAGGTTTGCCGCATATGCGGTATCGAAACAAAAATGTGCTGTATTCGGTCCGGTCATGGCACGGGTCAGTGATGCCAGCTCATCCATAGCCAGGTAACGCTCCTTGTTGCAGTAAACCACCATGCGATCCTTACTGGATCCACCAGCGCCCTTACACCATTTGCATCCACCGATAAACAGGTCACTGCCATTCTTGGCAGCCACATTGTTGTCCAGAAGGAAGGTCAAAATAGTCTTTTCCGCCTGATCGCTGACCTTGGTAGTTGCCAGGTAGTTGTACTGCTCATACGGCATCAGAATGTGGTTCGGAATCGCATCGTTATCATATTCAGACGCAGCCCACGCGAGAATGATTGCGTTATTAACATCGGCCAGGATCTGGTCCGGAGTCTTACTTGCAAAAGTGGTGCCGCTTTCTGTTCCAGTTGATGCCGCGTTGGTCACTGTTACATCAGGATTGTTGATAATACCGGTAGTGCCCAGGCGCTGGAAGCCTACATAAGTGTTCTCGTCCATGTGCTTGTCATAAGTCAAACGCACGCCGTCTCTCACCAGGCTATCCAGATTACGGCCAGTCATATTGCCACGCTGCATATCTGCCCACATGACACGGGTACCCAGTGCTACCATGTGTGTCTTAAAGGTGCCCTTGTCAAAGTTTGCCTGTACCATCGGGATGCCATTTGCGCCACCAGCATGTGCCAGATTATCCCCGGAACCACCAGCAACACCGTATCCTACAGACATCGCAGACACAGTCTCAGCCCAGCCACCACCGACACGCATCGGAATATCCCGGGCATAAGTAAAACTGGTCAGCGGAGTGCGGAGCATCATATCTCTTTTTTCAAGTTCTGAGGTCAGGAAAGCCTGACCAGAAGCAATGCCTGCCGCATCCATCGCAAATCTTCCAGCATTGCCTCCTGCTGCGGCACTCGCTCCCTGTGCGGTATGAGTGCCTAAATCCATTGTACCTACGCTCTTAAAAGCCATTTTGGACCTCCTTCTTTACACATTGATCATGTTTAAAATACTCAGTTCTGCTACACCATTGACATCTGCAGGACCTCTCCACTTGGCATTGGTCAGCTTTACGCTGTTGGTGCTGTCTGCCACCGCCTCAAAGCCACCCACAACCGCATTCGGATAAGCGGATGTATTCGGCTTGATACGCACATACACATCACCACCAAATGCTGGTGAGCCATTCTGGCACAGCACATTGATACGGCCGCGCTTAAATACTGATACAGCCTCGCCCGGATTGTACGCTCCGGCGCTCTGATCTAAGTAATTGGTCGCCGTCTTCACCTCTCTGGCTGCCACGCCTACAAAATCAGCTGCAGCTGTACTTTCTCCTACCGGAGTAACAGCGCCACTCGTTCCATACACTACAGCCTGGCCGAAAGTTACTGCAGCATCACCAGCAAGCGGGTGGGAATCCACCACCATATCCGGCTGTCTGGAGTAACTGCCTGCAAAACCAAACGGCATAGTCTTTCCGATAACCTGTCCTCTCATTATCTCTTACCTCCATTCTCCGCCCTTTTGTGCGGGTTCATATTGTCGTAAGCTGCCTGCATGGCTGCTTCATCCATGACCGATTTACTGTCTGCGGTTTTCTTTGCATTTTTCTGCACCACCTTCATGAGCTTGGAAATATCACTGTCAGCACTTCCAAGGCCAACCGCGCCAAGCAGCGCATCCGTTACAGCCTTACGCTGATTCGGGTCTGAAATGGCTGCCACAGTCGGCTTCACTGCCTTCAGGATCGCTGCGGCCATTGCCCGGTCCATAGATGTTTCATTATCTGCGTCCATTTCCTCAGCCGGAACAACTTTTGCTTCTTTCTCAGACTTCTCACTCTCGGTTCCCTCATCCTTGGCACCTTCCAGTTTTTCAATGACTTCATCCATTGGATCCTTTTCAGTGCCTCCACCTGATATCTGGCCGTCCAAGGCCGCCAGCAGACGATCCACCTTCTTGTCCAGTGCATCAAAAAATGCAGCATCTTTCACCGGTGCTGCGCCTCCAGTCTCTTTTTTCTCTTCCGCAGAGGTACCTCCGCTGCCTTCATCCTCATCCAGAGCTGCTGCGGCATCCATGGCCATCTGCTCAATTTCCTCCGGGCTTTTGCCACTTACGGCCTGGCCGAAGAGATTAAAAAATAATCCGTGTTTCTTCATGGTCTTCCTTTCCGGCCGCTTTCCGGCCTTTTCTTTGTTGATTGTATCTGAATCTAAAATTGCAGCACGCTTCCCGGCTCTTCCCCGTTCCACTACCGCAATGTGATTCCCTCTTATATTTTTCTGGCTATAAGTGTCATCTGCGTTGTGAACGTATTCGCACTCATAGCCGCAGGAGATTTCCCGCTTTCCTCTCTGGATCGCATCAATCAGCCCACGGTCCTGCACATGCAGATCTGCAACAACATAATCATGCCACTCTCCTGCACCGCGCCGGACATTCTCCGCATGGCCTTTCAAGTACATGGTCACGGTATCGGGCGTGAGCAGCTCCGGAGGGTGGTCATCCGTCACCGGCTTGCCCTCGAAACTGGCAAGGGCTGTTTCAGAAAACACTTCTTCCGGAGATCTTCGAACCGTGAAAACCCGCTCTGCATTCGCGCCAGTCAATCCGATCTCCCGGCCCAGATACTGCTGGTCTCCAATCCGGGCAATCGGAACATTTTTGCAAATCAAAAAGCCCTCGCCAGTCTCAATCTGGTTAGGGCTTATCGTGTAACCATAATATGCAAGCATTTATAGGCGCCTCCTTCCTGTTGCGATGTCGCAACACTTAAAAATTGGTATAAAAATACCACCAATCATTGCGACCGGTGGTATTATCCCTGACTGTAAGGACATTTTGAACAAATCGCCCTCGCCTGTTCAATATCCTCAATCTCTTCTAATTCTTTTGTTGATGACACTTTAAAAAAATGATTCAGGCACATCATTGAATCATAACATAAATCTGCACATATCACTTTCTTGTATGCCGGACAATAATGATCCGCTTCATAATCCAAATCACAAGCCATGTTTTCGTATCACCTCCAAAATCTTCTCTGTGCTCTCATCAAAATCCGTCTTATTCCAGGCAGTTTTGTAAATCCAATCGTCACCACTTTTTGTAATCACGCATACACCAGAGGAACTATAAAACACCTGACGTTTCCCGCCCCATTGCGAAAACATACAATGGGCGTTATTCATATAGCTACGAATATCATCATCTGTAATCTGGCGCTCCATCATTCTATGCATAATATGATACGGATCGCGTTTTCCCTCCGGCAAAATAAACGCCTGTTTCTTTTGTGGTGGCAACGGATCTCCTATGTTATGCATCCCGAGCTTTTTGAGATCACACCCAACATTGTAATATTTCTTGTTACTGGATGGATATTTCTCTAAATACTCTTTAAGCCCTTTTGTATACTCCCACTTCTCAGGATCATTATACTTTAGATCCCGGAACTTAGCAAAGTCTTTCGGAATATCTTTTCCCAATACGGCCCGGTATTCTTTGTGCTGCTTCATATCACGGTACAGTTGCTGCCGGTTCCGCTGCTTTTCCCGGTAGGCTTCGACTTGTTTCTTGGTTCGAGGATCCCGGCTGAGCGGATTCTTTTCGATGTTGGAAAAATCTTTATCTTTCTGGATCCGCTCCGCGCTCTTGCCGATCGTGGTGTACCTGACCAGAGCATGCAGACAGCTCGGATGGATGTTCAGATATGTATTGGTCAGATCGTTGCTTCCTGCCGGGTCGATCTTTCCAAATGCCACCGTCAGAGGCGGGTAATCTGGATTGGTGCCGCTCTTGGAGTACACACGTCCTTCCAGAGGAGCGCAGACCGGACAGGTGCTTCCGATCTTTACAATCTGCCACAGATCATAGTCATCAGCGGTAAGCAGCGCCGCTACCTGCGCCTGACGGGCGGTGGTGCGGACCGCCATGTTTCCATAATCCTGCATAGACCATTTCCGACCGCGCTTATCCACGAACACGGGAATGCCTTGGTTCTCCATTTCCTGGACAA